AACAGCCAGAAATATACGATCGATAGAATGACAAGCACATTCGTGTATGAGCTGGGCAAGATCAGCATCAGGAATCCGATTAGCATCGGCATCAAACTTATTACGAACTCCAGCGTTATAGTTTTTAGCTTCAACAAGCACAGTACCATCTGCGCTAATGAAATCAAAATGAGAACGCATCCAATCGTGTTTGGGGTGAGTGAGAGCATAGTCCGCTTCCTTTAACTCTATCTTGTGTTTGTCTTGAAACAAGCGCCCAATCACAGGCTGCATGATATGACCCATCTGCACCGCTTCGACATCGGATAGGTCTGGCGCTTCTCGTTTACCTTGCTTGGTGAGTATGACATCCACCGCACGACCATTAGCAGCCATGCGGGAATCACCACTCCACCAGGCGCTATTGCGTACCTCGGGCGCAAAGTCTGTTTGAGCATTAGCCATCATGCACCTCTTGTGATGATGTTGAGTAGTGCAATTAGATGATTAACTTGCTTGCGATAGAAGTCCACTTGCTTGCGTAGCTCTGCTATCTCATCTAACCCTTGTTCAACAGCTTCATCCTGGCGTTCAATTAATCCTTCTAGCGCTGTAATCCGCCTTTGTAGGGTTGTGGTTGTATTGGTGCTACCTTTGGTTCTTGCCATGGTTTATCTCCCGAATGGAATTGTGGATAGTTCATCAAGCGCTTCGTGGTCAACTTCTTCAAACCACTTGGCATCCATACCGCATCGTTCTTCATTCATGCGATAGGTATATGCAAACGAATAGATTGGTTTGCCGTTAACAGGATTGACTTGGGGTAATACAGAACACTCATCACCCGAGCGTAGGTGCATACAGCTAGTGCATAGTTTCATACGAATTGTCCTCTAGTTAGGTTATCTGATTAGGTGCTACAAGCGTAGATTACACCATGAACAAATCTAATGCAACTATTATTTTAATCATTGGTGTTGTATAAAGCATACATAGATATTTATATACTTCTATAGATATATATACGAATAGACTATTCTTCGTAAAATATATTTCGTAGTTATACGAGTTATACGCCTATACTATCTCTATCATATAACTTCGTAGAATAGACATAGTAGTTCTAATAGACATAGAGGTAGTATATACATCGGAGTTATACATCGTCTAGTAACATCTATGTATGGGGTTTTTGGGGTATCGTTGGGGTTCACGATCTCCAGGGCTTGACGGATGAGGTCCAGAATGACCTGGGCGCATGAGGTAGCGAAAAAAGAGAGCCAATCAGGTCGATAAAGCGCACACACGCCCGAGGGAACAATCAGGTGCTTTTGAGAAGTTCAAAACCACGGCTACCGCTAGTCGTAGTCAAAGTCCAGCAGCTCGATTGAAAATGGGAAATGGTTTGATGACAAGCATTTTTTTAAAAACGATTTAAACAGGTTTTAAGGCAAAAAAAAGGGTTAGATATACTAACCCCTTAAATGAGTGAGAAAAGCGCTTAAAACAGCATTAAAAACGATAATAGAGCTATCCAGGATAGTATTGCTATCACCTTATCTAGAAAACTGTCATTGTAAGTAATCATTTAATCTAATCTCCCTGGTTTATTGGTTGATAACCAGGCGTTAAAACTAAGCGCCTGGATGCCTTGTTTAGCTGCCCAATAACAGTAAGCGCTATATTTTGCCCTGGCGCTCATGCTGTTACGCCCTCAATGGCACGCTCAATTAGCGCAATGTCATAAGCTGCCATATTGTTTACAGCATTAGCTACAGCAGCATAAAAACCCGCTTGTGCATCCAATTGCGCCCTGTTATTACCGTTAAGCATTGCAGCCAGGCATTGCTTATCATGCTTTAAGATATTTTCTAAATCCGCTGTAGTTAAGCGGGATAAGTAAGCATTAAGTATTTTTGTATGATCCATAAAATCCCCGTTAGGTTAGTTAGGTTATGATTATCTAGTGATAATCCGATAAGCGCCTATTTCTAAGCGCTTACCAGGTAGCACTATGCTAAACGCTCTACCTCGTAAAAATCGATTCCATCCGATAAATCTAGGATTTCCCCTGGCTGCAATTGCTTAATATGATCGATTTCATTAGGTGTAAAACAATTTTCTACACTAAAAAACGAATCATCTACATTTTGAAAATGATCCCATTCCAGGTATTTGCCAGCGCCATTCGATGATTTATATAAAAATTGCATGATTAACCCCTTTCTAGGCTGCTGCCTGGTTAGTTAAACAATCTAGCTCGTTTATGTAGTTTGCTGCTTTTTGTGCTAATGCTGCAGCGTTAAATATTGCTTTATTATCAGCACGCAAGCATTTAAGCCAGCTACCAATATAATCAGCATGGCGTAAATCGCCACTAATCCCATAATCCTGGCATAAAAATGCAGCGCCCATCTCCGCCACCAGCTCTTCAAAAGCATAAGCAGCATCCGCAAAGCGAGCGCCCTTAGTACGATCTAGCCTATGCTTAGCGCCGCTCCAATGGGTGAGTTCATGCAATACGGTAGCGTAATAATCGCTCTCACTCTTGAAAATGTTTTTATCAGGCATACCAATAAAATCATCACCAGGGCGATAAAATGCCTGGCTTAATCCATGCTTGATTGTTGCGCCTGTTTTTAGAATACGATCATCTAAAGCGGGTACAGGGTTAAACACTTCGATTGTAGGCTTAGGCTGCACAAAGTCTATTCCCTCAACCTGGCTTGCATTAAACACAAAATAGCTTTTCAAACAATGGTAGCTCTTGTTTTCTACTTGCCCATTTTCGTTAATACCCTCTTTTTTAATGGGTGAGTAAAAAACTATTTGCGTACCCTTTTCGCCTTTTTTAACCATACCGCCAAGCGCTTGCCATTGTTTAAAGCTACCCCATAGCGGCGATGTATAACCGCTCATACCTAGAATTAAACGGTTTATTCCCTGGTATGGCTTATGGCTCACAATATTTTGATCTTCACTAACGCCAGCATTCCAGGGTTTGATCCAGGGTGCAGCGCCACGCTCTAGCTCTTCAATAATTCTATTCGTAACATTGTCATAAATTGATTGTTGCATGATGTATATCCCCTTTAGGTTAGGTTATGCAATTAGTTTGCATAGATTGATTATACCTAAATCTAGGTTATGCAACCATTTACGCTATGATATATTTCTATCAACTATCGTATATAGATATATAATTTCTATTGACTATCGTATATCGTCTATAGTCTATATATATATAGTGTATATAGTAGCGTAGTAATGTAGTAAGTAATCGTATATAAGGGGTAAGCGATAAATGGGAAAGCGGGAAAGATGCCAACAATCAGGCGCTTTCAGAGTGTGGCTTTTCCCTGGCAGCCAGGCGCTCGGGATTGCGCTTTAGTCAATCGGGTAATTTGATCTTGGGTAAGGGCATGAAAAGCGCTAGCGTAATTTCAATTTGGCTTTTGGGCTTTGGGCTTTGCAAGCAATTTGCAAAATTCTGTTTTGTTTTTGGTGTTTAGATTGGGCATGAAACATCAAAGCTGCGCACCCCATTCCCACCCCACCCCAAAGAAAAATCAGATTTTCTGAAGGATGTCGGTATTAGGCGTAAGGTCTATGGAATCGAAGGTTGTCGTGTAGATGGTTCTACCCCTTATCTTGTCGATATTCCATTGGTTGTAAGTGGTCCACAGAGGTCCTGTGTCCACCGCCACGATGTATTGGCAGTATTGCGCTAGGTTACCGATCTCGGTGACCGTCATGTGCATCTCTAGCGTGCTTGGGCATAGTTTGGTGGGATAGACCGTCATCACATCCATGTCCTTGCACAGCAGCTTGGTTAGGCTCTCAAACTTGCCTGGGGAAAAGGTGGGTAACTGGTTGCTCCCTGGTGGGCAATTGATGATTAGGACATCAAAGGGCTGATAGACCTTCTTCCTCAAGGCGGGGTACTCAAAGAGTAGGTCGTACTTAGTCCGTATTGGGTTCTCCACGCCTAGCTGTTTAGAAAGGGTATCAAACCAGTCTAGGTGCAGATCAACCCAATGGCGCTGTTTGGGGTGTCGGTAAAACCAGCCATCCACGCCAAGCCAGGCGTTTGTTGCGGAATTTGCCCTCTCCCGTAGAGGGAGAATCTCGATAGTCGTTAAATCTTCTACTACTGCAAGCAATTGCGGGATATAGATGTCCTGGCAGTAATGGCGAAAGATGTAGTCGGGATAGAGGTAAGACAGTCGCCTAAGATAGTTTAGGTGGATTAGTTGGTCACCTAGGTGATATTCATTGTAGGTTTGTATCATGTTGTGTATTATATGGTTATGAAAGGAGATGTAAAGATGAATATAGAGATTGAAAAGAATATTCCAATTCCCCCTGAGAAAAAGCGCAATGTGTACCCATATAAGATCATGGACATTGGAGAGAGTTTTGTAATTCCACAAGCAAAGATACAAATTGTGTGCAATGCCAACTACCGAGCTGGCAAAGTATCGGGTAAAAAGTTTATCGCTAGGCGAGAAGGGGATGGGGTACGGGTATGGAGAACATCGTAAAAGAAGCCAATGGCTCAAAGAGCGTCAATGAGCTAATTGAAAAAGCAAGTGATGATGCTAAAAAGATGTATATGCAACGCATTTGGGGAATGGATAAGGAGCAAATATTCCATGAATTGATGCGGGTTCATGCCGAGAGTTCTAAGCTCCTTATGCAAGCCCAAGCGGAATTAGAGCGTTTGCGCCAAGTGGTAGGTGAGGATGACACAAAGCGACATTGATAAATTAACCCAAGAACGCCTACTCTACAAAACCGAAATGTTAAAAGCCATTGTTTGCCGAACTAAGAAACAGAAGATAAAGTTAGCGGATGAATGGAAAAAGAACTATTCAACCATGACTTATGTGGCGCTTATTAATCTAGCCCGTAACCACGAAGCCAGGTTAAAGGTAGCGTATTGGGATATTCCAAACTTTGAGCAAAAGAAACTAAACAAACACCAATGAAAAAGACCGCAGCCGTAGTTACCGTTACCACGGGTCGCAAAGAGCTAGAGCGTTGTTTAAAAAGCGTTGCTCATCAATCCTACCCATGCACCCATTATGTGTTGTGCGATGGCGAGGATGACCATGCAATAGCCCAGTTTTACGATATGACTAGGGATTACGCTAAGTACGAAGCCCGTTGGTCCTATTGGGGTAATACCATTGGTGGTAATGGTTGGTTGGGTCAGCGCTGGTTAGCTGCTGCGCCACAGCTTATTACTGAGGATGTGACTTTCTTTTGCAATGACGATGACTGGTATGACGAACATCATGTGAAGTCGATCATGGAAAAAATTGACCAAGGATATGACTGGGCGCATAGCTTACGCAAGGTGTACGACAAAGACGGCAAGTATTTGTTTGACGATAACTGCGAAGCCATTGGCGAAAACCATCACGCCTGGAATATCGAAGGGCATCATTTTGTGGACTGGTGTATGTGGGGAATGAAAACCGACAAGCTACGCCAAATTGCCATTTTGCTAAACAACAAAGACTTAGCCGTAGATCGGCACTTTTACAACGCAGCCAAGCAACTCTTTCCAAACTTTACCAGTACCAATCGGCATACCTTTAATTTCAGCTTAGGTGGTGGGTGCGGGGTGCAAAAGGAGTTCTTTGAACAAGGCAACGCCTGGATGCTCAAAAAGTTTGACAACAAATTACCGTGGATTAAAACCTAATGGATTTTAACCTTAGCCAGTTTTACAACTTTTGCTCTCAGTTACAGATTGAAACCAAAGAGCAAGGACTAAAGCGCATGGGCAGTCTGCTCGGTACACAGACCTATGTAATGAATGAAATCAAAAAGGGGTTGGCAGAGGATGTGCATTTCTTTGTCATCCTGAAAGGAAGGCAACTTGGCATCACTACAATATCACTCGCACTTGATCTCTACTGGCACTTCACCCATCCAGGGTTGCAAGGAACGCTCACCACAGACACCGAAGAAAACCGAGATATGTTCCGAAGCACCCTTGCCATGTATATGGAAGGTTTACCCAAAGAGTATCGAATCCCGCTTCTTGCCCACAATCGGAATCAGCTTTCCCTCAAGAATCG